ACTTGATGTCAACTGTGCTAACTGACACCAGTCAGTTAGTAGAAACTATACTAATGGGTCTTATTCCATTAGGATATAAAACAAGTGTCATAATATATATTATGCGCACTCTAACAAAAGAGGATGAGCACTATGCGAAGACGGCAAAAAGTATCAAAGAGAACATCTAAAAAAATGTTCGCTAAAACAGCCACAAAACGACATAAGAGAAATCGACTGTCAGGATTAATGCGTGGCGGAATACGACTCTAAAGATGCAATGCTTTTACCCTATCAAGGGATTCCGGCGAATAGGCGGAGGGTTCACATTCATAAAAAACGAAAGCGCATCAATTAAAATGGAGGTCCCGTGCGGACAATGTCTTGGCTGTCGTTTACGACGAAGCCAAGAATGGGCAACCAGAATGGTACACGAAGCCCAAATGCACGAGGAAAACTCCTTCATAACATTAACATATGCCGAGGAACCCGCAGACAAGAGCATAAACGTAGAACATTTTCAAAAATTCATGAAAAGGCTACGTAAACACTACAACGGAAAAAAAATCAGATTCTTCCACTGTGGAGAATATGGAAAAGTCTACCAAGCAGACGGTTTAACCCCCTCCCCCCATCCGATTTCGGATGGCCGGGAGGCTCTTGGCAGAGCCCACTACCACGCAATACTCTTCGGGCTAGACTTTAAGGACAAAGAACTACTGAAAGTAGACAAAGGAAACAAACACTACAAATCAGAAACATTACGCAAGCTATGGGGACACGGACACGTAGTCGTCGGAGACGTAACCAGAGAAAGCGCAGCATATGTAGCGCGATACGTAATGAAAAAAGTAAACGGCGAAATGGCCGAAGACTACTACAAAAAGGTAGGGGAAGACGGAGAAGTCTTCCCCGTAAAACCTGAATACACAACTATGAGCCGCAGACCAGGCATAGGCGAATCATGGTACAGAAAATACAAAAACGACCTATTTCCACACGATGAATGCATCGTACAAGGAAAAAAAGTACCAGTACCACAATATTACCTAAAAAAACTAAAGGAGGAACAACCCCACACACACGAAGTAATCAAAGAAAAACGCTACAAAAAAGCAATGAAACGAAAATTAGACAACACACCTGAAAGGTTAAAAGTAAAAGAAACTTGCCTACAGGCCAAAGTATATAAATTAAAGAGAGGGTTAAAATGAAATACAACATGTTCAGCATCTACGACGAAAAAGCGAAAGCATACCTGCCACCATTCATACTACCAGAAACCGGAATGGCAATAAGAACATTCAGTGATTGCATAAACTCACGCGATCACCAATTCAGCAAACACCCGCAAGACTACACGCTATTTAAGATAGCAAACTTCAACGACGACAACGGTCAAATAGACCAAGAAACCGAAACCATAGGCAATGGTATCGAATACAAACAAAACATACAGGACGAATACGATGAGCCGCAGACCTAGCAACAGCAACCACACATTCAGCGAAGTACCCGCAGTTCAAATCCCTCGGAGTAGCTTCAATCGAAGCCACTCCTACAAAACCACGTTCGACTCTGGATACCTGTATCCAATAATGGTCGACGAAGCACTGCCGGGAGACACATTCAAATGCAACTTAACCGCATTCGCTCGAATGGCAACACCAATCTACCCAGTAATGGACAACCTATTCATGGATGTCTTCTATTTCTCATGCCCAAACCGTCTACTATGGGACAACTGGGAAAAATTCTGCGGAGAACAAATAGACCCCGGCGACTCAATAGATTACACAATTCCAGTGGTTTTTAACGATTCAGGTAGCTCATATGGCGAAGGTTCAATATTCGACTATATGGGTTTACCAACGAAAGTTGGAGGTGTTTACGATCAGACAAGTTCATTACCTTTAAGAATGTACAACAGGGTATACAACGAATGGTTCAGAGATCAAAATTTACAAGATAGTCTTGTAGAAGTAACAGGTGATGGCCCTGACAATATAAGCTACGACTTAAAAAAACGCGGAAAACGTCACGACTATTTTACATCAGCACTACCATGGCCACAAAAAGGCGATTCAGTCGACCTACCGCTCGGAACAACTGCACCAATCATAGGATCAAATATAGGAAGTGGCGGAAATGATATTCTCATTTACGACCAAGATAACAGCGTAATACGCGACCTAATACCAGATTCAGTCGATTCACACGTAAGATTCGACGCAACAGCGGCAAACGGATCACAACTATTCGCTGACCTCAGCGACGCATCAGCAGCAACAATCAACCAACTAAGACAAGCTTTTCAAGTGCAAAAGCTACTAGAACGTGACGCCCGAGGCGGAACACGATACGTAGAAATAATAAAATCACACTTTGGTGTCACCACACCTAGCGCCGGATGGCGATCAGAATATCTAGGTGGTGGTACAAAAATGGTGAATATATCACCAATAGCACAAACATCATCAACAGATGCAACAAGTCCACAAGGCAACCTCTCAGCGATGGGAACAGTAACATTAGATCAAATCGGATTTACAAAAAGCTTCACAGAACATTCAACAATACTATGCCTTGTTAATGTACGCGCTGACCTAACATACCAACAAGGCATGAACAGAATGTGGAGCAGGCAAACACGATACGATTTTTACTGGCCTGCACTAGCCAATATCGGCGAACAATCAGTACTAAACAAAGAAATATACTTTCAAGGTACGTCAGACGATGACGAAACATTCGGCTACCAAGAACGATATGCCGAATACCGCTACAAACCTTCCTTGGTAACAGGACAATTCAGAAGCAACGCAGCAACAACATTAGATGCATGGCATCTATCACAAGACTTTGCATCACTACCTTCACTAAACGCATCATTCATAGAAGACAACCCTCCAGTAGACCGCGTAATCGCTGTACCTAGCGAACCAGAATTCTTATTCGACGGCTACTTCAGCATGAACTGCGTCAGACCAATGCCACTCTACGGAGTTCCGGGCATGGTAGACCACTTCTAATGGTCGCTCCCGCTGTAACAGCAGCAGCGTTACAAGTAGGTGGATCCTTACTCGGGGGCCTTTTTGGCGCCCGAGGACAACGCAAAGCAAACGAAAAGAATATACAACTCAGTAGAGAACAAATGGCTTTTCAAGAAAGAATGTCTAATAGCGCGTATCAGCGCGCAGTGGCAGACATGAAAAAAGCCGGATTAAACCCAATACTAGCTGCAAAACAACCCGCATCAACTCCCGGCGGAGCTTCGACGAGAGTCGAAAGCGCAGTAGGCGCGGGAATATCAGCATTCAATTCAACAAATAGCGCATTAGCAGCAGCATCAAACGCAAGAGCGACAGCAAATTACACAAGCGCTAAAACAGTACAGCAAGAATTTCAAAACGAAAATTTCTTCAACAAAGACTTACCAGAACCACAAAAGAAAGTTAACGCAGCACTCGCACAAACAGGACTAAACTCTGCGATTGTTGCTTTGGCAACAGAAGCGGTTAAAGAAAAAAATATTAAAAAATTTCAACAAATAATTATGAACGGTGCACAAGAAATGGGAAGGATTATGTTCCCTGCCGAAATTAGAGATTTTTTTACCGCTTTAAGTAACATGCTATTTGAGAAAGACACAAGCGACAAAGTAACCGTTAACGGAAAGGTAAATAACCGATGACAACATCAAGGTTCAGAAAACCTTACAGGGAGTTCGAAAGACGACCGTTCATACCGGACCCGGTATCACGAACAAAACAATCATTCGCAGACGAATGCGAAATAAACAACATAATGGCAAAGTTCCAACAAACCGGCGTTATAAATCACGCCGCAAAACACCAAGCAACATATGGACAAGCAGACGGAACAACATTTCAAGAAGCTATGAATATCGTAATTGAGGCTCAAGAAGCGTTCAGCGACCTACCCTCATCACTACGATCTCGCTTCGGAAATGATCCCGCTGCATACCTAAACTTCGTATCTAACGAAGAAAACTACCCAGAAATGGAACGACTAGGCCTATTAAATCGCGCTTATGCGCAGGAAGATTCTCTTCCGAGCAATACGGGCGAAACCGAAAGGATATCTACCCCCGAAGGGGGCACAGTTGACCCTACTTGATGTCAACTGTGCTAACTGACACCAGTCAGTTAGTAGAAACTATACTAATGGGTCTTATTCCATTAGGATATAAAACAAGTGTCATAATATATA